CGCCTCTGATGTATGTGAACCTTTTCGATGCCAGGATGTTGGATGACCGTAACTCATAAATAAAAAGCATATCGAAGGGTAGCAATGAGCCACCATACTGACCACAAAGCCAAGGTATGTTGTCTCGACCAATCATGTAAATATCGGCTTTAGATTGTAAGGCTCTTTTACGCTCTTTTACTGATCCGATTACCTTGGCAATTTTGAAGTTATTAAGGTGTTCCCATTTCTCGCACTCAGCATCCCACACGCTCTCAGCCACACGTTTAGGCGCTACGATAAGGACTGTTGATATTTCCAAGTCCTCATACATTAACCACTTGATAGCCGTTAAGGTTGATACTGTTTTACCTAACCCCATTTCAAGGAATAAAGCGCAATGGGTGTTATCAATTATGTGTTGTACGCTTGTACGCTGGTAATTATGTAAATCTGATTTTTTCCTCTTCTTGAAAAGACTTTACCGTCTGCAAATTAATAAAAAGAGAAGGCGAGTTGCGGCCCTTAGAAATAATCAACAGGCCATCCTTTACCCGTGCGCCTTCGTCGCTGTATTCCTTTTGCTCCGTTCCGTCGACAAACTTAATTCTCAGGTACATTTGACTTCACCCTCTTCCTTTCCGTCATCAATTCCCCTATGAAATCCTGAATATCTTGCAGGCAACCGGTGTTAAAAACACAATTAGGCGCGGTGTAGAAGCAGTATTGTCGCCAGGGTCCATACCAGCGGATATGGCCGATCACGTAGCCTTGATGCTTAGACAGGATGTTATAGACTTCTGTTTTCCCTGTGTGGCCAGCTTTGAAAAATTCAAGGTATTTACTCTCTTCCATTCTCTCCCCCAAACAGCCCCGGTTGCCTTTCCTCTGCCGCCTTCCTCTCCGCCCTCTTCTCCTGCGCCCGGGACATCCCGAAGACGTGGGGCTCGGTACAGGTTCCGACGCGGCGGTCGTTGACCTGGTGCATTGTCTTACGGCCACACGTCGGGCACCATTTCAGGATTCCACAGGTGTTGCGCTGGTAGTGTTGGGTCATTTCATCCCCACCTCGGCCCCTCTCCGGCCTTAAATTGTAAAACGTGGTCAGCCAAAGCCCGTGCCGGTGGTTGGTGGCTGATAAAATAGAGGCTCTTCAGTTTGGCCAGTTTCATAAACGAGGGATACAGCGCCGCATATTTCGCCGCATTATCCGGGTCAAGGGCGCCGTCGCTCTCATCGGCGCAGAAATAATCAAACTCCTGGCCGCTGTTCTGTTGCTTGAGCAGCGACATGGCCAACCAAAGCGCCTGGACACACCATGCCCGCTGGCCACCTGAAATCAAATCAAGGTCCACTTCCTGGCCATCCGGGCAAATGATCAGGACCTTGAAGCACTCCTTCTGATCTTCCTCATCAAATGTTTTGAGTCGCATCGTGTACGGGATATCAAAAGCCGACATCAACAGGTCATTGGCGTTCTTGACAATCGACGGAGCCGCCCCGCTGATCTCGTGGGCCTGTAGCCCCTTTTCTCCACACTCGTTCTGCAGGTAGCGCCAGGTGCTGATTTTCTTGGTCAGTGCTTCCCGTTCGGCCCGGACCTGTTCGAGTTCCTTTTCAGCCTGTTCAATCTTGGCCAGCTCATTCTGCAGGGTGGTGATTTTATCCCGTGCCGTCTGGATCTCCTTTTCAATCTCCGGGATCCGGACGGTTTCGATTTCCTTGATTTCATGCTGCAGCTCGGAGAGAGTGTCTTGGGCCTGGTCATCAATAAAGATGTCTTGCAATTTATCCCTCAGCCCAAGGATATCCATATCAACAGCACTTTCCTTAGCCGTCCACGCTACCCTCCTTTGCGTTCCCTGCTCCGTCACCTCCTGCAGTTGCTTTTCAAGGTCCGCTTTCCTCGCCTCGGCAATCTGGATTTCAGGTAAACGATCCGCAAGGGCTTTTTGTTGGGCGATTTCATCCCGAAGTTTGGCAATGTCCCGCTTTTGGATAGCAAAGAGATTGACAGCCGCTTGCGCTGCCTGCTGGGCGTTGTGGAGGTCGTGGGTTGTTGCCTTAAGTCGGTTTTCAATGCCGAAACGCTGAGAACAAATTACCTTTTCTCTGTCGCTTTTCGCCTCCTGCAGGCTTAACGCTTTGGCGCTCAGTAGGTTGAGGCTCTCTGCCATGGCATCCATTAAGTCTGCCACTTCCCCGGTCCTTTTTAATGCCTCCTTTTTGGCATCGGGGATCTGTTCTTTTGCTTCATTGACTGATTTTATAGCCGCACAAGTAACGCTCTGACAGGTGGCGTCTATGCCATCGCCCACCTTTGTGTCGGCTTCCGTATGAGCCAACACCTGCTTAAGGCGAACCAGTTCCGGGTCTTTATCTAGAGCGGCCGCTTCTTTTTCTAGGCCTGCCGCCTGTCGCTCTGCTTCCTTGCCTTCCTCGTTCAGACGCGCCAGTTCTTCATCTTTTCCAAGGTCAGCAACCCCCTGCTTGAGCGTGGCAATCTTCGCTTCCAGTTCATGCACCCTCACCTGATACCCCGGCAGCTCCCCGCTCATTTCATCGATGGAGGCCTGCAAAGTAGCCATGGAGGCCTCAAGTTCGCGTTGCTTCGTGGCCGCCTTCTCGATCTTTTCACGGTCCTGCAGAACGACCTCTGCATTGCCGATCTCGCTCTTTATTATTATCCACTTAGCAGACAACTCCTTGATTCCAAATTCTGCCGCCTCCTTTTCCTTGGCCAGCTCCGTAGCCAAGCGGTCAATTTGCCCCTGGATATCGGCCCGACGTTGGAGGGATAGGGCGTTTTGGTTGATGGTTTCCTTGAGGGCGTCGACTTGTTGACGCTTCTCGGCAAGGTCATGCCAACGCAGATCACAAACGGCGATGATGACGCCTTCAAGGTCATCACAACCATCGAGCGCCGCATTGTCCGTCCTCCCGATAGAAACAGCGGCAGTATTTGAACCGCTTCTCGTTCCATCACGCTACAAAGGCGCATGGGGCGGGAGAGGTTCGGGCAAGAGCCATTTTTTCGGTGAAATGCTGATTGACGACAGCCTATATGAGAAGGGCTTGCTCTCGGTCTGCATTCGTGAAGTCCAGAAGACACTAAAGGATAGCTCGAAGCGGTTGCTGGAACGCAAGCTCGCTGATTTCGGCCTAGGCGAGGCTTCCGGCTTCAAGGTATTCAACGAGGTGATCGAAACGCCGGGTGATGGCGCGATTATCTTTCAGGGCATGCAGGACCACACTGCGGAAAGCATCAAGTCACTTGAGGGCTTCAAGCGTGCATGGTGGGAGGAAGCTCAGACAGCATCGACCAGATCGCTGAACCTGTTGCGGCCTACTATCCGTGCGCCGGGGTCTGAACTGTGGTTTAGCTGGAATGCTCGACTTAAAACTGATCCGGTTGACGTGATGCTGCGTGGTGCTGAGTTGCCTACTGGCGCGACCGTGGTTTGCGCAAACTGGCGTGACAATCCGTGGTTCAGCGATGAGCTTGAGCAGGAGCGGCTTGATTGCCTTCGCCAGCAGCCAGACCAATATGATCACATCTGGGAGGGTGGCTATTTGACTGTAGCTGCCGGGGCCTACTTCGCCCGCGACATCGCGAACGCCAAGAACGAAAACCGCATTGGCAAGGTTGCTGCCGATCCGCTGATGACAATCCGCCTGTTTGTGGATATCGGTGGCACTGGCGCAAAGGCTGATGCGTTCACCATCTGGGCGGCGCAGTTTATCGGCAAAGAGATTCGGGTACTGAACCACTATGAGCAAGTGGGACAGCCTGCCGCTACTCATGTGGCATGGCTCAGGTCGAATGGCTACACGCCAGACCGGGCGCAAATCTGGCTACCGCATGACGGCAACACGCAGGACAAGGTGTTTGACGTGTCGTACAAGTCTGCGCTGACAGATGCAGGCTATGCGGTTGAAGTCGTGCCAAATCAGGGAAAAGGCGCAGCGATGGCTCGGGTTGAGTGCGCCAGACGCATGTTCCCGCAAATGTGGTTCAACGAGGAAACGACGCAGCCCGGCCTTGATGCGGTGGGCTATTACCACGAAAAGCGGGACGAGACGCGAAACATTGGGCTTGGGCCAGAGCATGATTGGTCAAGCCACGGCGCTGACTCATTCGGATTGATGGCAATCGTGGCCGACGCTATCGGCGCAGCATCACCCGCAGCAAAGCCGCTGCAATACAAGCGCAAGTATCTGGCATGAAAACAAACGAAGAACTGGCGGCAAGGGTTGAGGCGCTTGAAAAGGCGTTGCGAGGCGCTGCCGAGTGGCTGCGTGCTGGAGAGGGAATATCGCTCCTGTATTACTGGGATTTCTCCGATGATGTGGAATCTCAGAACTTAATCAGAGAGGTGTGCAAAGGGTTGTGACGCTTTACCACTTTTTAGAATCCACCGAAACGCAGTGATTGCGCCGGAGAACACATGGCTAAGATGGATGAAGACGACCTTTTAGAGATATTGCAGCGGCAAGAGGAATCGGCTGCGCACTATATCCACGGTCAATTAGGCTCTGAGCGCGAGCAGCTCCAGCGCGAGTATTTGCGTCAGCCTTACGGCAATGAGACCGAAGGATGGTCGGAGATCGTCGCCTCCGATGTGTCGGATTCTGTCGGCTGGATTCTTCCCGCACTGCTCAAAACATTCTCCAGCACTGACAAAGCCGTCGAGTTTGAGCCTTCACGCGCATCAGACGTTAAAGGCGCGCAACAGGCGACAGACGCTTGCAATTACGTTTTTTATAAGCAAAACAACGGCTTTCTGATCTTGCACAATGCGCTGCAAGACGGTTTGATCTTGCGCAACAGTGCAACACATTGGCGTAAGGAAAAGATCGAAACAGTCTCCAGCATCCCATTCAAAGGCGCATCGCAAGAGATGATCGCGCTCTTGATGCAGGATTACGAGGATGCCGAGATTCAAGAGGCCAAGCCTGCGCCGGTCATTGACCCACAGACCGGCCAGCCTGAGATTGATCTGATGACGGGTCAGCCTGTGATGGGCTATACCGGGCGCTTGAAGGTCACAGAGCAAAAGACGGTTATCAAGGTTGAATCATTTGAGCCTGAGAATCTGCTGGTTCAACGCGACTGGACAAGCCCGCTGCTGGCCGACTGCCCTTATGTTGCACGCCTGATGCGCGTCACGCTGTCTGATCTAAAGCAGATGGGTTATGACTGCACTGCTGACGATCTGCGCTCCAGCGACACAACGCAAGCACAGCAGAAGCTCGCGCTGATCAATGGCGAGAATGATTTTGGCGTAGATGACATTCAGAGCGAAGATGACTCAATGGCTGAGGGCATCCTGCGCATCGAATACGTGCTGGCTGATGTGGACGGTGATGGCATTGCTGAACGGCTGTGCGTGCATCGCCTGCAAAACAAGATTCTGAGCCAAGAGACTTGTTCTCATGTGCCGGTTGCCACGTTCAGTCCGCTATTGAACCCGCATCGCTGGGATGGCCGCTCGATGGCTGACGAGGTGAGCGACTTGCAAAAGCTGCACACGGAAATTCTGCGTCAGACTCTGGACAATCTCAAGCTGACCAACAATCCTCGCAAAAACGTGTTGACGGATGCGAACTGGTCGCCGATGGCCAATATCGACGATCTACTTGATTCGCGCATTGGCGGCATTGTGCGGGTGCGTGATGCCAACGCCGTGACGGACAACATCGTGCCGTTCACTGCGGGCAACAGTCTGCCAGTGCTGGAGTACGTGCAGGGGATGCGTGAGAACAGAACAGGTGTATCACGCACGTCGATGGGCCTTAACCCTGACAGCTTGAACGCAACGGCAACAGGTCGCCAACTGGATCAATCGGCCTCGATGCAGCGCATTGAACTGATTGCCCGCATTGCCGCTGAAACGCTGCTGAAGCCTATTTTCTTGGGCATCCTGAAGCTGTTGACTGATGGCGACATGGAAAAGCTCGCTTTCAGGATGCGCGATGAGTTTGTCGAGTACGACCCGAATGAATGGCGCGACCAGTACGACATGACCATCAATGTCGGCCTCGGTACGGGTGATGCACAAGCCAAGGCCGCGCAACTCATGGCAATAATGCAGCTTCAAGAGAAGGGCATGGCGCTGAACATGGTGACGCCTTCGCACCTGTACCACACTGCCTCCAAGCTGATTGAAAACGCTGGCTTCAAGGACGTGCAGAACTTCGTTCAAGACCCGAAAGACGCGCAGCCCAAGCCACAGCAGCCTCCGATTGAGTTGCAGATCGAGCAGATGCGCATTCAGGCAGACGGGCAGAAGCACCAGGCGCAAAGCCAGAACGACATTCAGCGCTTTCAGGCCGAAACATCCATGAAGCAACAGCTTGAGCAGATGAAGGCTGACGCCAAGCTGCAAGAAACTCGCGCCAATCTGGAGTTGCAAGCCTCAAACGACCAGCGCGACAGCGAGCGTGAGGTGATGAAGGCGCAGATGGATGCGCAACTGGCACAGCAGAAGCTTGAGTTTGACCGCTGGAAAACAGAGCTTGAAGCGCAGACCAAGATCCACATTGAGGAGCTTGGCATTGCGGGGCGCATACAGGTGGCTCAGATCGGCGCTCAGCAGGCCTTTGGTTTGGCCGACATGGCAGCACAGCAAGCGGCATCGGCAGATTTATTAAACGCATTCACATCGGAGTCTCAATGAGTAAAACAGCCTACGCAGCAATAAGCATCACACCTAGCGACACAGTGGCCATTTCCGGCGGGCCTTGCCAAGTAATTTGGGTTGGCACAGGTGGAGATATTACGTACATTTCACCCAATCAAGGCGCAACAACCGTGACGCTTAAAAACGTTCCTTCTGGCTACATGCTGCAAGTCGAATGCACCCGCGTCAACGCAACCAACACCACGGCAAGTGATCTGGTGGCGATGTTCATATGAATCTCGCTATCGGATTGGGGATAGATCATGGCGGCGGCTTAACCCCCATTCAGCGCGCCATCTCCTTCCTCCGCTCACTAGGCCAAGACGCCCACGTCTGGATTCCCGGCATTGGTGCGCTCAACGGAATCCAAACAGCGAACTATCTAGATAGCGACGGCACTACGCTTGCTGCTGTTGATGGGCCTATTGGTCGGGCTAATGATGGGCTGGGGGTGTTGGGGGTGGAGTTAGTTACAAATGGCGACTTCAGTGCGGGAGTTACGGGGTGGAGTGGTGACATATCAGTGATTGGCGGCGTGGGTGTAATTACAAGCACAGGCGCTGGGTACCCGTCTGCAAGCTCCGCACTTTTCACAACAGAGGTCGGCAAGACGTATTCGATCAAAGCATCCGTTGCTAGAGGTACTGGCGCGTGGAACTTGAAAGCGCGAGCAAGAACATCTGCAAATGCAGAGTTGGTAGTTTGCAGTACCGTCATAAGCACAGAACTGACGGACGTGTTTGCAGTTTTTACGGCGACCACAACATCCACAAGGGTGCAGGTGTACGCCGACAATGGGACAACAGTTGCCGGGCAGACTGCAATTGTTGGTAAAGCATCAGTCCGCGAAATCTCCGGCATCCAACTAAAGAACGACACTACCGCGAGTAAGCCTGTATTGCGGAGGGGGTTGCTGAATCTGCTTACCTGGAGTAATGACTTTAGTAATGCGGCTTGGGCTAAGTCTGCATTCTCGGCTGCAACTCCAACATCGCTTACATTCTCAGCCGATGTAAATAGTCGTGCCACCACTGCTGTGTCCTTCTCAGGAAATATTACAGTTGCATTTAAGTGCAGTATTGCAGACGCTGGAAAGCAGTTGTATTTTGGTTGTTGGGCTACTGGGTTAGATGGAATAGGTAATGGAAAATCCGCAATTAAGACAATCGACGCTGACGGGTGGGCTGTAGCTACATACACCAACACCAGCACTGGTACTGATATCGGGGTAATCGGGCCTGCATCAAGCGTTACATTTACAAGTCCATCTATTGCCCTATTCCAAGGCACCCTAACAGCAGCCGGCATCATCAAACAAGGTGGCATCCCAGTAACTACCACAGCACCAGCAAGCAATCCAAATGCAGGGTCGTACTTCTGGAGTTTTGATGGCTCAAATGATTCGCTGCAACTTAGCGCTGTGCCGTTTCAGATGTCGGATGATCATTGGGTTGTGGCTGGTGCTGTGTGTACTAGGGCAACTGCAAACAATATCATTTTTGATGTTCGAGACACAGCTACAACAGGTATTGCCGGTCGAATAACTTACGATGCAGCGGGAAAAGCAAGCGCGGATTGGATAGATGATTCTGGCGTTGTTTCAAAGATAACCTCAACGTCAAACCTGCTTAATATTCCGAATGTTGTTGCGCTTACAAAGCAAGGGAACGCCAAAAAACTGTATATAAACGGAATCCAAGAGGGGGCTACAAACAATACAGCTATGGGAATCACAACGTTGGCAGTAGCGCGTGTTGGTTCTGATGGTACAGCGTCAGTCTTCCACCAAGGGTCAATCTATCCAGTCATCGCGGGTAAGGGGCCGATTACAGAGGCTCAGTTGTTGTTGATCACGAAGCTTGTCACAAATCTTTCTGGAGTGACTCAACCATGAATACGTATGATCACACATTCTCTATAACACTCCCTGCAGAATTGCTGGATATAGCTTCAGCTATTGGACGTGCAATGGACAGTGATAGCGGAGGTGCGAATAGTTTCATGTTGTCAGAAGATGGCTTAACCATCAGCACATCAACACCCTGCACAGAGCAGTTTTACGCACAAGCGCAGTACATGCTACTCAATCCCGAAGCATTGCACGCTGCTGTGAGTGCGGATTACGCTGCACGGTGGGGTGAGTTGGTGGTGCCCAGCTTGGACGAGGTGGCGGCGTTTTGTGCTGCTGTGGTGATGCCAGAGCCCGCTTTACCAATTTAGATAATACGCACATGAAAGAGCAGCAGCAACTACAACGCGGCATTGACGCATCGCAAGTCCTCGACAACGCGGCCTTTCGTGAGGCCTTTGTTGCATTGAACAATGCCGTCGTGGATCAATGGCGCGAGTGTCCAGTCCGTGACGTTCAAGGCCAGACGCTACTGCTTCAGCTTGTCAAGATCACCGCCAAGTTTGAGGCCATTTTGGTCGGCATGGTGGAAAACGGAAAGCTGGCACAACGCCGCATTGAATTGGATAGTTTGCGCAACGAATCAAAGCCAAGGGCCTTGTTGCGCAAGTTGAGTAAAGGTTAACCCGGTAGGCATCTACCTTTAGCGTCCGTAGCGATACGCCGCATTCCACCTCTGATGCTGTGAGTGGTGGGAAAGACCAAGGAACACAATGAGCGAACAAGCAGAAGCACTCGCAAGTGGTGGGTTAGTTGACCTCGCCTCTTTTTTGTCGGACACGCCGGACACGGCACCCATTGACGACGAAGAAGCACAATCCGCAGACGAATCAACCGGCGACGCCGACACTGACGAGCCTGCAAACAGCGAACAGACTGACGAAGATGCCGACGACTCGCAAGAGGATGACGCGGAAGAAGAAGCTGCACCCGCTACCAAGATCACCTTCAAAGTGAAGGGTGACGATGGCACAGAAGAGACTGTCGAGGCAACTCCAGAAGAGCTTGCATCCAGCTACATGCGCCAGAAGGATTACACCAAGAAGACCCAAGCTCTGGCAGAGCGTGAGACTGAAGCGGTGAAGCTCCTGACCGATAAACACACCGAAATCCGCAATCATTACCTGTCACAAGCTGAACTGTCGCGGGCAGCAGTGGCACAGATGGCGGGCATCAAAACAGAGTCTGAAATGGCGCAATTGGCCAATTCTGACCCTGCGGCATGGGTGGCAGAGCAGCAGCGTCAGCGGCAAATCGGCAGCTTTTTGAGCCAACTCGATCAACAGATCACCGGTGAAAAGCAACGCGCCGAGCAGGAAAAAGCGCAAAGCCTGACGCAGCAAAACAAAGCGCAGTTTGAAAAGACCTGGGCCGAGTTGCAGCGTGTTGGGATTGACAAGCCGAGGCTGGCCAAGATTTACGGCGATGTGACCAAGGCTTATGGCTACTCTGATCAAGAGTTGGCTACCGTCCTCGATCACCGAGCTGTGCAGATCATGGCCGATGCAGTCGCATACCGTGCGCTGCAAGCTCAAAAGCCAGCAGTGACAAAGAAAGTCACCGACGCACCACGTATGCCAAACCGGCAAGCACAACCCGCACAAGAACGTCGAGACAAGGCTATCAATGACCGCTTCAAAGGTGGTCGGGCCAAGCTCAACGATTTAGCCGCATTCCTGCGGTAAACAACTTTTTCATTGGAGTCTTAAATGACCGTACCTACCAACCTGTATCAGCGTGATTCTCTCAAGGGCGCACGCGAGGACTTGATCGACAAGATTTTCAACACGTCCCCCACCGAGACGCCGCTGACTTCCAGCTTTGGCAAAGCCACTGCTACATCCGTGTTTCACGAATTCCAACGAGATGCGCTTGGCTCAGCAAACAAAGATAACGCCATGATCGACGGCGACGACGTGACGCTCGATGCACAAGTCGCAACCGACCGCGTTGGCAACCACTGCCAGATTTTCAGCAAAAAGCCTGGCGTTTCTCGCCGCGCAAACATTGTGAAAAAGGCGGGCCGCGGCGCCGAGATGGCCTACATCAAAGCCAAGGCGATGCTCGAACTCAAGCGCGACATCGAGGCGATGGTTGTGTCCAACAACGTCGCAGTGGCTTCGACTACTTCGGTGGCTGGCAAGTCGGGCGGTTTGGGCGTTCAGTTGTACACCAACACTTCACACGGCGGCGCAGGCGCTACGGCCTCGTGGACTTCTGGCGCTCCGACTGCTGCACTGACGGCAGGCACCAACCGAACCTTCACCGAGGCTTTGGTGAAAACGGTCTGCCAGTCGATCTACGCCAACTCCGGCCAGTTTGTCGAGCAAATGGTGATGTCGCCCAGCCACAAGGCGATTTTCTCCAGCTTCACCGGCATTGCCACCAACCGCTCCGATGTTGGCAAGAAGCAGCAAGCCACCATCACCGGCGGCATTCGGCGCGAGTTTCAGGCGAATTTCACGCGCCAGGGAAGCGGAGCGGGCAAATGGGCGCCGTTGCGACCGTACACCCTCCGCGACAGGGCCGCAAAGGGCTATGGAGCGGGGCCGATCCTGGTACGCAGTGGCCGCTATCGGGCAAGTTTTGTGCAACGGGGTGCGGCGGATCACTATGAGCGAATTACCCAAACGGGCATCGGCACCATGTACGAAGTTGGTAGTGACGATCCGCGCGGGCCAGAACTTGAATTAGGGCGCGCTGACATGGCGGCAAGAAGCGTCACGACCCTGGACGATGGACAGGCGGCAAACCTAACCCGCTTGATTGATTTTGTAATTGAGCAGACGGAACGCCAGGTTTGGCGATGATAGGCCGC